CGAAGTGCTCCGGAAAGATCGCCACGGGCCGCCTGGACATCAACATAATGAGCCAAATTTATTTTGGCGAGCCGGTGACCACTGGGATTGACGCGGCCGTCGCCAATGAGCCAGGAACAGTGCCGGCGAGTTCGGTCTACACCATCAGTGTGGTCAACGCAACCGACTGGACTGAGGATCGCGGAGTTACTTACGCAACCGGTCAGATGCTCACAAACGTTGGGAGTGGATCGCTCACCGCTGCTGGGCAGTACAAAGTCGCTGCCGGCGTTTACACCTTCGACGCTGCCGACGCCAGCCAGGAGATGTTGATTTCCTACGTCTGGACCAATGCGACCGGCGGATCATCGATGATCATCACCAGCCGACCGCAAGGATACGGTCCGATCATCGAACTGTGGTTCGACATGCCCTATAAGGGCAACAACTCTGTTCGTGTTTACAACGCGCGCTTGAGTGGGCTGAAAATGCCGATCAAGCGCAACGACTACGTGATCGCCGAGATGGATTGGGAAGGATTTGCAAACCCGCAAGGACAGGTTGCGAAGCTCAACATGGGCGTCACTGGATAATTTTTTGGGCGCAGTAGGCGGACCGCCTCGGTTGCCTGCCCCTTTGAAGTGGCTGAGGCTCGGTAGCTTGTCGCCTCCCCGGCACAAGCGAACCGGGTCTCGCGACATGCGCGCGCGGGATGCTAATTGGCCGGCGTCCCGTAGCCTCAAATCCAATCAAAGGAAACCTATGCGCACGAAAACGGTTTCGCTAGACGGAGCGGACTTCGCAATCTCTCCGCTCACCATGAGCCAGGTCGAAGGCTTCGTAGGAATTCTGAACGATCCCACAGCAGACAAGATGAAGGTGCAGCGCGAGGTCGTTGCTACCGGCATGAACAACGCCGCCGGCACGCTCGAATGGGGCGAGGCTCGCGTCTACAACGAGATCGACTTCGTGACGTTCAGGCTGCTCACCGAACAAGTCTGCGCTTTTTCAGGGATTGAGTTCGGGCCGCTACCCGAGGGGGAAGTGAAGGCAGTCTCGGAGATGACATCCCGGTCATCCGCGGCTGCATAGTCACAGTGACCGGTTGGACGCTCGAGTACATCGGTGCGATGGAGTTTCCCGACGCGCTCGAGCTGATGAGTTACTGGGCAGAATATCCGCCCGAGCACTTACTGCTAAAGGGCTACGTTGGATACAAAGGGCCGAGAGGAGGGAAAGTGAAAACTGCCAATGGTGGCCAGGATGGCACGGAGCGGAAAGGCAAAGAACTAGAGTACGGCAAGAAAGATTGGGACAGCTTTCCATCCTACGTGCGTGAGGCAATCGAGAAGCGAAGGACCGGCGAACTCAAGTCCGCCGGAACCCTCAAGTAACCGATGGCTGCCGACGACACACTTCGAATAACAACGCAGGTCAACATTGGCGCGCTGACCGCTGGCATGAACGAAGCTGCGTCTTCAGTCAGTTCGTCCACAGGACAGATGTCCGCGGGATTTCAGAAAGTAGCTGCGGAATCCGTGAAGGCCGATGTCGCCGTCGCCCGTATGGGTTCATCGATGGGCATGGCGCGCGTCGAAGCCGCGGCCCTGACCGGGTCCACTGGAATGTTGGCCGGCGGCCTAGCGCGACTAGTGGCGAGTTCCGCTGCGCTTGGCCCGCTGATCATGGCGGCGTTTCCAGTCCTAGGCGCAATCGCCATCGGCAAGCTTCTAGTCGATCTCGCCGATTCATTCGACAAGGCCAAGATCAAAGCGGCCGACCTGCAAGAGAAGTCCGCGCAGTTGGTCATCACCACGCAGGATCTCGGTACGCAAATTCAGATCGAGAATCTTCGGCTGCAGGACACGATAGCTGCCCTTGAGGGACGCCCCGCAACAAACAAACTTTCCGAAGCATTGCTCGAAGCGAAGCTCAGCGCCGACAAGCTCGGTGAATCTCTCGCGAAAGATATGCGCGAGCAGATCGATCTTTTCAATGCCGAAGGCGCGAAGACGTTCACTGAAACGATCGGCGAGCAAGGTCTGATCTTCAAAGACAAAGACGTCTTTAAGGAAATGATTCAAGCGTATCGCGAACTAGAAGCTGCACGGCTCACGGCTTCGAAGCCGATGCAGATCGCACCCGGTCTGCAGGATGCCTTCAAGGGAATGGCTCCTAGCGTCAGCATCAAGGGCGGCGACGCGATTGCGCAAGAGGGGCAGACGGAAGACGCGCTCAAAAAGCAGCAGGCGGCATACGAAGCGTACGCGGCCAAGGTTCATGCTGCGATGGAAGCGGTACAGCAGACCACGCCATCGAACATCGGATTGATTCTGCAGCTGTCGAATACGTACGAGCAAGCGAAGGCCAGCGCTGCCGACTTCGCAGAGCAGATCAAGAATACGCAACTGCACGCGAAGGTTGGCGGCATAGAAGATTCCCAGTCCGCCGCACAGATCGAAAAGCGAATCGCGCTGATTAAGTCGGAAGCTGAAGAGCAAGAGAAGCTGGCGACCGCGCGCGCTACTGCAGCGCACTCATCAGCGGAACAAACGGCACTCCCTGGGAAGATCACCGCGACGGACGAAGCTGCCCTCGAGCAGCAGAAGGCCACATCGGTTTTCGAGATTCAGCACAACTCCCTGCAGCAACAAATCGTCGCCTATTCGCAGTTCGCCGGCAAGTACTCGACGCAGATCAAGGAATTGAAAGATCGGCAGCTCTCGCTCGAGGCCGAGTACGGTGCAAAGGTCGGCGCAGTACAAGCCGCCGCGACCGCCGCGAACCTGAAGCAGCTTGACGAAGAAAGCCTGGCCGTTGCGGAGTACGGCGCGAAGGCTTTCGCCGCCGACCTGGCCGCCGAAAAGAAGTACGCGCAAGAGAAGATTTCCGATCAGCTCAAACTCGACGAGCAATTGCTCCGCGAGCAGAAGGAATCGGCCGAGCAGCAGAAATCGATGCAGAGTGCACAGCGCGGACTGTCGACAGCAGGTCTCGATTCCGGTCCGGTCAAGAGTGCGATCCAAGGCGCATTCATCAAACAGGATCAGGCGCTCCAGCAACAAGCTCTCTCCGAAGCGACGGCTTCCGTGGCGATGTATAGCGCGCAGTTGGCCCAAGCTCAGGCTGCACTCGATAAGCTGACAGCTTCCGGAGCGAATGAAGCAACCGCTTCCGAGAAGGAACGTGCCGCATGGGAAGCCGCGAATAACGAGCTGAACAAAACGAAGTCGGTGCTTGATCAGGCGACCGCGGCACAAAGCAAGCTGCAGGTGGAGGGCGTCACCTTAGCGACCGCGGCAGCAACGAACGCGATCAGTTTTCAGACGGCATGGGTCAACGCGATCCAGAACGCAACGAACGCTTTCAATCGCTCGTTTATCCAGTGGGTCGACAAGGGCGGCTCGGCGATGAAGATGCTCACGTCGATGGCCGAAGCGATGACGAATACGATCATTGAGTGGGCGCTGAAAGAGACCGAAGCAAAAGTCGCGCAGTGGACGATACAGAAGATTTTTAAAATTTCGACCGAAGCAGCCTCCGTACCTGCCGCGCTTGCCGCGCAAAAAACAGAGGCAATTGGATTGGTCGGCCTCGCCGGCGCCGGCGGCGTGGCTTCTATGGCCGCAGCTCCGTTCCCACTCGATCTGTCTGCACCAGCATTCGGCGCTGCGATGGCTGGTGCGGCTGCGGGCTTCGCTGTGTTCGAAGAAGGCGGCATCGTCCCGTCGACCGGCTTCGCCATGCTGCACGCGAAAGAGATGGTCCTGCCGGCGCATATATCCGAAGGGATTCAGCAGAGCATGGGGCCGAGCGGAGGCGGCGGCAGCACGCGTGAAGGATCGACCATCCACAATCACTTCAGCTCGAATCTTTCGGCGACTGACACGGCAGGCATGGCTCGCCTCTTGAGCCAACACGAAGACTTGATCATGACCATGGTCGCAAGAAGCATGCGGCGGAAAAACCTGTGAGCAGCGCCCTGCAATTTCCAATGCCTGCGCCGCCGGCCGGCGCCTGGACCTGGCCGATCAGGCGATGGCCAATCTACTCAACGATCATTCAGAACGCAGCATCGCAGCGCGGCGAACTGCGCATGCCGTTGATGGTCTATCCTCGCTGGAATTTCGAGCTCGATTTCAATTACATCAAGGGCGACAACGGCGAAGACGAGTCCGCGATGGCTGCCATCCTCGGCTTCTATATGGGAATGCAGGGCCCGGGCAACGATTGGTTGTACGAAGATCCCTTCGACAATACGGTGACCGCGGCAGAAGGAGTTATGTTTTCGCTCGCCGCCCCGGGAACAATCGCTTCGGGCGACGGGATAACGACGCAGTTCCAGCTCGGCCGGCTGATCGCAAGCATCGGCAACGACATCATTCAGAACGTTAACCTCGCCGACACCCTGGCCATCACGATCAACGGAACCCCGACCGAAGATTTTGTCCTTGGTCCGACCGGGGTCGTAACTTTCATCGATCCACCGGCTTCCGACGCCGTCCTGGGATGGTCCGGAAACTTTTTGTATCGCTGCCGCTTCGTTGATGACGAACTCTCAACGCTGAACATGTGGCTGCCGGAAATCTGGGAACTGAAAGGGTTGAAATTCATTTCGATTATTCTTTAGCCGTGATATTAAACGCCATGAACAAAATCATCGAACTCACTGGGCAATCTTTTGGAAGACTTACGGTGTCGCACCAAGACGGTACGAGAAAAAACCGCGGGGTCGTGTGGGTCTGCAACTGCTCCTGCGGAAACACAACCCGTGCCAGCAGCGGCAATCTTCGGTTTGGGCACGTTCGCAGTTGCGGGTGTCTGGCCTCAGAGCAGTCCGCGGCTAGGCTGCTCACACATGGACATTCCAGACGAGGACAGCTTAGCCCTGAGTACTACTCGTGGATGGGAATAATCACTCGGTCCAGTAACTCCAGCATACGCGAGTGGGCAGATTACGGTGGCAGAGGCATTAAAGTCTGCAACCGTTGGCTCAACAGCTTTGAGAATTTTCTGGCCGACATGGGACCTCGACCCGAACCCAAACACCTCTACACTGTCGACCGCATCAACAACGACGGGAACTACGAACCGGGCAACTGTCGCTGGGCCACCAGGAAAGAACAGGTGGCGAATCGAAGGCCGAGGAAACGCGCGGCGTGAAAACGATCACCGCGAACGATCTCGCGAACCGCTTCCAAGAAGAATCGATGATGCCTGCCGATGTCTTCACGATCCTGTGCAAGAACGGATTGTGGCTGACCGCGACGAGCGGACAGAACGACATTTATTTTCCCAGTCCATCAACGATCGCCTATCCGCCGTTCCTGCCACCGACGTATACCGACGGCTTGGATGCGCTCCCCGACCCATTTGTTTATTACGCAACGCAGAACGGCCGCTGGGAGCGCGGCGTCGTGAAGTCCAAAGTGTCGTTTAATCTCTCGGCTGGCGAGATGCAGTTGTCGGTCATCGCGGATCCTTCGGTCGTGTACCCCGGAACCGAGACGACGCTGATGAGCATCATCACTTCAGGAATCTTCGACGGCGCTTCGATCGCGGTCGGCAAGATGTTCTTCCCGCTGGACACCTATGGGCAGTTCGTCGCAAACGAAACGGGAGTCGAGCGTGTCTTTTCCGGTCTGATGGGACCGTTCGATCAGTCGGGCCGATCGAAGTTCACCTTTCGCGTGATGGACTACCAGTACATGCTGAACCAGAAGACGCCGCCGAACATCATCCAAACGAATTGCAGATGGTCGCTCTATAGCAGGGGCTGTACTGTGACTGCTGGAGTCTACGCGAATCTCTGCGGAGTGACTTCGGTTGTCAATGCGCTGACCGGAACGCGGGGCGCGCTAGTAATTTATAGCGATCCGGTGGACCCTTTTCCAGACCCTCCCTATTATGATCAGGGAGTGGTCGGATTCGAAACAGGTCAAAATGCACTCCTCGCCTATGCAGTCCAAACGCAGCAGTCCGACGGTGGGTTGAAGCTCGTAGTTCCTACTGTGTTTCCGGTTGCCGTCGACGATGTTTTCGTCTTATTTCCAGGTTGCGACAAAACTCCCGCGACGTGTGCTTCCAAGTTCTCGAACCTCATCAACTTCGGCGGATATCCGTCAGTGCCCGCCGCAGAGACTGGCATCTGATGAGCCACTATTCCGACAAGCCGATCGACGTCAGCCCGATCGCGGAATCAGGATGCTACACCGATCTCGAAGCAAAGCAGCGACACCAGGTCTGCGAGATCGCGAAACTTTATCTCAACACGCCCTATCGCGATCATGGCCGCATCCGCGGCGCTGGCGTCGATTGCGCGTCGCTTCTCGCTTGCATCTACGGCCCAACCGGCGCCGGGATTATTCCCGAGATTGATGCCGGGTTCTACCCGATGCACGAAGCATTTTTGAAACGCGGCGGCGACGGGGACTATCTGAAGTGGGTACTGAAATACGCGCGTGAGATCACCGAGAGCGAAGTCAAGCCGGGCGATTTGGTTATGTACAGGGTGGGCAGGGGATTCAGTCACGCGGCAATTATCATCGAGTGGCCGCGTCACATCATCCACGCGACCCAGACTCTGCACGGGGTTATTTCCTCACACGGGAAGAACGAAGGGATTCTTGTTAAGCGTCCGCGCCGATACTTCTCGCACTGGGGTAAATAGGTGGGCCTGTTCGGAAATAGCCAAAAAGTTACGCGCCTGAACCATATCCGCGTGACCGAGTCTATTCTCGGAATCGCTCTCCCGATCGTCATTGGTCAAGACCGCCTCTCAGCGAACCTGATCTGGTATGGAGATTTTCAATCGCACCCGGTCAGCGCTCAGGGCGGCAAGGGCGTCTTCGGAAAGGGTGCGAACGAATATAGCTACACGGCGTCGATTATCGCCGCATTGTGCTCCGGACCGATCAGCGGCATCGCGAGTGTCTGGGATACCAGCGGCAAATTCGTCCTGGAGAGTGCCACCGAGTCCTACACGGTTCCTGAGGATGGCGGAACATACACGGTTTCGAACGCAGCGGCTTTTGGATTCGATCAGGGCGTGGGCGCAGCCACCGACTACTCCTTCGATGTTAGCGACTTCGGAAATCCGGCAGGCCCGGTCACGCTCGCCGGAAACTACCAGCTCCCATTCACTCCGGTCACCGGCACGCCCACCGGCGGCCAGTATGCGAGCGATGGCGCCGGCAACTACACTTTTTCTTCGTCCGATGCCGGCAAGGTCGCATCGATCGCCTACGTCTTTTATCGCAACTATCTGGAAACCACGGAAGTCGACCTCATTCCCGCGAGCGGTCCTTACACGGTCACGGTGCAGAATGGCGGCAGCAGCGGGACATTTAAGGTTGATCACGGCGTCACCTACCAACCATCGGGCATCGCTTTCGAAGCGGTCTCCAGCTCGCCAACGACCGGGCAGTACAGTGAAAGCAATGGCGTCTATACATTCGCTGGCGGCGATGCCGGCGAGGAAGTGGCGATCAGCTACGAATACGCTGACCCGAATCCGGATCAGAACGCGCCGACTCAGCTAAACCTGACGGTGTTCAACGGACTGCAAAGTCAAGATCCGTGGAGCTACGTTTCAGGTGCGCATCCGACCGAAGCGCTCGGCTACACGAATACGGCATACGTCGCAAGCTCGCAGCTCTATCTCGGAGTGAGCGGGGAACTCCCGAATTACAACTATGAAGTTCTTGGCTACTACCTGAATCAAGTACTGAGTGGTTCGATCCAGATGATCGGCGGACCGTCCGACGCGAATCCCTTCTGTGCGATCCTCGATCTGCTTACGGGATTTTTTAACCCGTTGATCGGCATCGGCTACCCACTCGGCGCGATCGATCTGCTTTCGTGGTACGAGAACCAAAACTCCGCCTACCTGTGGTGGGCCGCGAACAGCTTTTTTATTTCGACCACGCTGCGCAACCAAGCCAGCGCGGCATCAGTGATTGGACCGTGGCTCGAGGCCTCGCAGGTCGCGGCAGTCTTCTCGGAAGGAATCCTAAAGTTCATCCCATATGGTGACACTAGCGTTGCCGGCAACGGTGCGCTCTACCAACCGACGACGGGGAATCAGACGACGTACAACGAGCCTGTCGTCGATTTAGATGACGATGACTTCCTGCAGGACGATCCGAAGAATCCGAAAGATCCGATCACCGTCACGCGCAAGCCTTACTATGACGCCTTCAACCGAGTCCAGGTCGAGTACTCGAATCGCTCGAACGAATATGCGGCCGAGACGATCTACGACGAGGACCCCGCTTCCGTGGAACAGTACGGCAATATCATCGAGCCGGTCACGACATGGGACTTCATCAAGACCTACGCGGCCGCGTTCTTCGCTGCGAATCTCCGCGTCAAGCGCTACGTCTATATCAACAACACGTATCAGTTTTCGTTGCGATCCACCTTTTCGTTCATCGAGCCGATGGACATCGTCACGGTCACCGACGCTACGCTCGGCTGGGTCAAGAATCCGATCCGCATCATCAGCGTCGAAGACGACCCGAAGAAAGGCTTGAGCATCGTCGCCGAAGAGTTCCCGTGGGGCACCGCGACCGCTACGCTCTATCCGAAGATTTCCGGCGGCGGCTACGCTCCGATCTATGCGACGGCCGACCCGGGCGATACGTCGGCGCTTGTCTTCGAAGCTCCGGACCGGCTCGCCAAGCAGCAAGGGAACACGCTCTACGTTTTTTGCAATTCTTCGAATAATCCGAACTGGGGCGGGTGCGATGTCTACGTATCGCTTGATCCGGGAGACTTCGGCTCGAAGTACGCGACGGTTACGAATCCCGCGCGCATCGGACATCTCACTGCCGATCTGCCGAGTGCCGCGGATCCGGATACCACAGACACGTTGAGCGTCAGCATGGCGCAGAGTGGCGCGGTGCTTACGAGCGTCAGCGAGGCCTCGGCCGATTCCTATGTCTCGCTCTCCGCGATCGTCACGCTCAGCGAAGAGGATCCCTTCACCATTTTGCAGACCGCGGTCGGGCAGAATAACGGTACCAGCGTCACCGCAGCATTCACCGACGCGCCGATCACCGAAGGCAGTCTCATTCTCGTTTGCTTCTCTGGACCCAACGATTTGACCGATCCGGTGATCAGCGACGACAACGGAAACGTCTACGACTACGAACAGATCATCCATTCGACCCTGACCGGCGTCTATGCGGAGATGACCGGCGCCCAAGGCTGCAATGCCGGCGACACGACCGTCACTGCCGAAATTGGTTCTGGGAGCGGACAGCTCACGTTGGTCTGTCACGAAATCGCTGGCGTGTGGGCTGCCGACAGCGGCTGGGCCGGCGCGTCGAACGCTAGGGAGGGTGACAACGACACCCCGAACATCGGCTCGGAATTCTATCCGTACACCGGCGACACTTTGGTGATCGGCTTTGTGGTGACTACCAGCGATGCGACGCCATTCACCGCGGCGGCGATCGAGGCGAACTACTCGTCGGGGGCGCAATTGCTTTCGACGTCGCAATATTTGCAGGGGCCAGGCCCTGGAGGCGTCAACGCGTTTTGGTCCACCGCGAGCCCGGGTTCGTGGGTTGGCGCGTATATCGCGCTGCGCCCGCAGCAATTCGCATCCGATGGATTCGAGCTGATCTCTTACGCGAACGCTGCGCTCAGCGGGAGCAACCAGTACGACCTCACCTACTTGCGCCGCGGCGTGTACGGATCGACCATCAACGATCACCCGGCCGGATCAGCGTTCGCGCGGCTGGACGAAGCTAGTTTTCAGTATCAGTACCCCAGCGAATATTACGGGAAGACGATCTACCTGAAATTTTGCTCGTTCAATTTAGCCGGCAAAAAACTGCAGGCTCTCTCGGACGTCGCGCAGTACCACTTCACGCTGCAGGGCGTCGGGCCTGGCGCGATCGACATCGCCACGGGAATCTACCGGCCAGGCTACGGGTCAACGCCAAGTTCCTGGGTTGGCAGCATGACTTACGCGTCGACGACGACATCGGTAACGTGGACTTGGGGAATCACCATTTATCGCGGCACGGTTCCCAAGCCGACGGCGGCGAGCTCGGTTGCGAACGATACTTACTCGGGATCGCAGGAAGTGACTGGACTAACGCCCGGAGATACGTATAACTTTTTTCCCTATCTCGATGACATCGGGGGCACTGGCGTCAACTTTATAAACTCTGACGAGGTCGTCGACGGTGCGACCGGAACGCCGGCGATCGCTTACGGCGTTAGCGTGACTCTCCCACCGACTTTTTATCAGGGCCGAAACGATCGCATCCCGCTATCGACCGGACCGGTGGCCGTCTCTGTGCCATCGAGTGGAACCGGCGGCGGCAGTGGCGGCGGCGCTGGCGGCGCTTGCCCGCGTGCCGATATGATTCTTCAGACGCGCGATCGCGGAAACATTCGAGCGGATCGGCTCATACCAGGCGAGTGGATCAGTGCCGGCGGCGGCGTCTGGGTCCAGGTGACGAAAGTCGTTCACGCCAAGCGGAAGGACTGGATCGAAGTCACTACGCAATCTGGCGAATCTTTCGTGGGAACGGACATGCATCCCTGGCCGATGATCGACGGTGGCGTGACTCCCTCGAATCAGCTCACCTTGAACTCTGCGGTTCTGAAGGCCGATGGCACGCCGACTTTTATCGAGAGCATTCGGATCGTTCGCGGCGAGAGTTTGGTCGTGAAGATCGAAGTGAATTCAGAGTCCCACCTGTACGCGGTTGGCGCCGGCGAGCCGAATTTGTTGGCGCATAACGGCGGAATTTTACCGACCACGGGATAACTGAATGAAATTCTGCGAACTCGAAAAAACGAACGACGAACGCTGGATTGTTTTCCATTGCCCGGGTTGCCAGGGCGGGCACTCGATCCCGACTGCGGGCGCGCGCGGATGGAAGTGGAACGGGAGCCTCGATAAGCCCACAGTGAAGCCTTCGATCTTCGTGAATCGCGGAAGCACAAACCCAACGCAGCCCGCGTGCCATTCGTTCGTGACGGACGGGAAAATCCAATTTATGCGCGACAGCACACACGCGCTCGCAGGGAAGACCGTCGACATTCCGGAATGGGAGGAGTCATAATGCGGCGTTTTTACATCTGCCCGCGAACGGTGATCGACGACAAAGTGCCGGGCCGAGGATTCCCGCATCACCGGCTATTCCATGAAGTGCTCGGTGCTCACTGGATCGATTTGCCTGGCGGCCACATCCTCATGTCGACCGATTTCAACACAGAGGCCTGCGAAGAAACCTGGCATCAGAATAGTCAAGTAGCGCACTTGCCGCATCCGACCCGAGAAGGGAACGTGAGTCTCTTCGACCACATGCAAAATCCCGAGAAACGCTTCACGCAGGCACATATGGATGCGCTGGCCAGCATCGGAGTCTCGCCCGCGCACACGGTATGGGATATTCACAAGATCGCCTCGAAGATAAGCCCACTGGTGAAGCTGAGCTCGACTTACTGACCATAGTCACTTACGCCACTTCCCACCGTAAACACCTGCTCACGATTCCAGATTTATCCCGCACACTGCGCGAGACCAGAATCCCCACTGCCCTGAGAGGACCGCAACGGTGAAATCGAGAATTCGCAAGGAAGACACTCCGGAAGGTCGGCTTGCTGCGGTGGTCAAGACGATTATCGAGAACATGCGTATTGCTCGAAACGATCTTCGGTTCGACCCGGACCAGGTAGATTTAAGAGAAGGGCTGCGACCGTTCGTCGAACGCGAGCTGCTGATCGCGCGAATTACGGAAATGCTGCTGCCGGCGGCCTCGTTCAGCACGCGCATGGCCAGCTTGACCGATGAGCTGCGCGTCATCGAAGAACAAATGGACATCACATGAACGTGCCATTCGAAGTCTGGGTATCCGGCGGCACTCTTGCCCTGGTCTTCGCGGCTGGTGTCCGTCTTCAGAAGCTACATGAGTCGATCGGCAAGAACCGTTTCGATATCAAGAACGCATTCGAGATGATCCGCACGGAAAAGAAGCGCGCAGACCGGCGCCACAAGTGGGTGGTTGTCGCCTATCTGAGAACTACGCCGCAGAGCGAGAAGCGCGATCGGGAAATCGAGAAGTT